TTTTTTTTTTTTTTTTTTTTTTTTTTTTTGTTAGTTGTTGGTGTTTGCTTGCTATTCACCCCTCAACTGTAGCCGAATTGTTAACTACTCTCCAACATCTACTCTCATAAGAGCCTCTGCTGTATCCCCGCTTATTTTTGGTGGGACATAAGCGCTGTTTCCTTTCACATTTTCGGCTTTGCCGTTCTTGCCAACCCTCACCCACCTGTCACAGTAATCAAGACAGGACTGGGCTACACGGGCATAGATTTCAACAAGATCGTCGTAACCAACGCCGTACACTTCATTGAGAAATTCGGAAAACTCAGGCACAGAATGAACAGATGACTCACTGATGAACTTAGTAACGTTGTCCCGCCCCCCCATTTCGCGCAGTTTTGTACTGCGTACGTCAAGGTAAGGCTTTTCGGAAAGTGACTCCGATGTACTAATCAACAAATCTCGTATTCCGGGAACGTGTCTATGTTCATATGCGGCGCACAAATACTTGCCCGCCATATAATCTCGGTCGTTGACTTGTCTATTCCTATTAGGACGCAAGTTCAACTTAGCAATGACACGCCCGAATTGCGGTACGGGACGGCACCCTATTTGGCCTCTAACATACCTTTTACGATAAAAGGTAGCGTGGTGACGGCCCAGCTGGGTGACCACTTCAGCTTTCATACCACTAGCTTCAGTGACCTCTTTAATCCCAGCCTCAAATTTCTCAGGACTACCAACAATGTATCCCAGGTAATCGTCCCCTCCATGAATGTTTGTGCTATCCTCAATTTCGGCGCGCTCCAGCGCAGCCTGAATTTGACTCATGCTTACATAAGAATTACCGGTGGTGGTGGTCGTTTCCCCAGACCACCTCTCACCCTCGACTGTGGCTGCAATTCCATAGCGGGTCCACACCCGTACACTAGTATTCTTCGCAAACTCGCGCACAAACCAATCAGGAGCACCTAATTTACGATAAAACATCGCCTCTGGTCGGCGAAATTCTTTCGATTGACTCCCATCATTATTCTTCATGTCGCTCTCAATAGGATCCCCCGGACTACTCTCCATAATATCCCCCAACTCCTCACCACTCACGCCGCAAGCATAGATAACCCTATTGCCTACATTCAGTGGATTGCGGAGAGAGAATACTTCTTTCATCCTGCGGTTAAGTTCCATCACCACAGGACCCGTTAATGCGTTATACATATCGGTTCCCTGATATATAACGCGCGGTTGAGATCCGTGCTCCTTGAGAAGGACTTCCTGTTTCGCGAACC